CACCCCGGGCATTGCCAACATAGTCGAGGACGCTACGCCCCAGCTTGGCGGTACGCTTGACCTGAATAGCCAGAACATCACAGGCGCAGGCAACATAAACATAGCTGGCACGGTCACGGCTGATGGGCTGACTGTAAGCACCTCTGACCCATACATCACATTAACGGACAGCGACACAGGTGTTGACCACGAAATTGATGGTCAGTCCGGCATTGGTAACCTAGCAATCAATGTTGATAAAAACAGCGAAGGCAGTAACTCAGGGCTTGTCGTGAACGTCAAAGGCAACCAATATATGCGTGTTGATGACGGCGGCGACATCTCTTTCTACGACAGCACAGGCACCACACAAGGCTTTTTCTGGGATGCCTCGACACAGCGGCTTGGGCTGGGGACTACGAGTCCTAGTGCTATTTTAACAGTATCTGGTAGTCACGCTACTAATTGGGCGGGTCGTTTTGAGAACACAAGCACTTCTGGCTACGGTGTTTTAGCTATAACAGCAGCTAATATAGCAAGTCATAGAGCATTTGAAGTTCGCAAGAACACATCTGATACAGCAATGCTAATTGATGGCGCCGGAAACGTGGGCATCGGGACTGCGTCCGTAGACAATAAACTGCATTTAGAACACGCTGGAACCCTGTATCTTCAAATTGAAAATACCAGCACCGCCAACAAGTTTTATTTGGGTAACTCTGGCGGTAACGCAATTTTGGAATCTACTGGTGCTTACAGTATGAATTTCAAAACCAATGGTAGCGAAGCCGCCCGCTTCGACAGTTCGCAAAATTTTTTATTGGGCAAGACGGCTAGTGACCGCACCGTTGCTGGCGGCGAAATCTTGTCAAGTGGGGGAGGCAGGTTCACCAGAGATAGCGCCACTCCACTTTATTTGAATAGACTGACAAATGACGGCGATGCAATTGATATACGCCGAAATGACACTGTTGTAGGCTCCATCTCTGTCACCGCATCCGGCACAACCTACAACACCACCTCAGACATCCGCTTGAAGCAGGACATCGAGCCGCTAGAAGCCACCGACAAGCTGATGGCTATGAACCCTGTCAGTTACGCTTGGAAGGCTGACCCTGACGGCCCACGTTCTATGGGCTTCATTGCACAAGAGATGCAAGAGCTAATGCCAGAGGCCGTGTCCACTGGCGATAACGATGATGCGATGATGTCTATGGATTACGGACGCATCACACCGATACTGGTGTCTGCGTTACAAGATGCACATCGTAAGATTGAACAACTGGAACAGCGTATTGCTGATATGGAGGCTAAATAATGGCTGTATCTTTGGGGCCGACTGGCCTGACGCTCGACACAGATTTACTAGATGACTACGAGGAAGGCACTTGCACAATAAGTGTTAAGGCTTGGTCATCTAATCCGACAAGCATCCCTACATTTACAGCACGCTACACCAAGATAGGCAATCGCGTTATTGTGAACGGTCAAGTAAACAGCGGGCTAAATACAAGTGGGGGAAGCGGCCAACTTTACTTTGATGGCTTGCCGTTTACAGCTGTTGGAAGCACATATTCCCACGCTGTTCTTTCCTTTAATGGAATGGCCAATTATGCAACCGCCACAGACACTCCGGTAGGGTTGGTTGCTTCGGACCAAAAAATAAATATGTATTCTATGGGTGATGAAACAGGTTGGGGCGATTTAGTAATTATAGCCGGAACCAATTATGGCTGTGGCTTTACCCTGACATATGAAACAGCTTCATAAAGGAGATTAAGGTGGCACTTACAGAAGAAATAGTTCAGGACAAAATAGAGATTGTCGGCGAGTTTAAGCATGTTCAGGTGCGGACTGCGACAATTATCAAACGTGATGGCGTTGAGATTAGCCGTACTTTTCATCGGCATGTTGTAACGCCAGACGCAGACACAAGCAACGAAAGCGCTGAAGTTCAGGCTATGTGTGCGGTTCTTCATACGCAAGAAATTAAAGATGCGTATGCGGCTCATGTAGAAACAACACGAGAAGCGCCAAAAAATTTAGGAGCAAATAATGGCTAATGCATACACTTGGGCGTTCAACTTTGACGTCTGTAACCACGAGCAAAATGGGCATCTCGATTGTATACAGACTGTCCATTGGAAATTGGTTGCTACCAGCAGTAGCGTTGTTGACGCTGAAGGCAACCCACTGTCTGTGTCTGCATACGGCACCGCTGGCCTTGCAACGCCAGAAGCTGATGACCCTGACTACGTTGCTTTCGATGACATCACGCCAGACTGGGCCAAGGCTAAGGCGCTTGAAAGCTTGGGCAAGACTGAAGAAGAGATGCAGGCAATAGTCGATGAACGCTTGTCAGCGATGGCGACACCCGCCACAAGGCAAGCTGTGCCAGCAAGCTGGGCGTAACAATGGAAATGTCCGGCCTCATCGATATGCTTATCGGACTGGTCATCGCTGGCGGTGGTTGGTGGGTTAACCGTATGGCTGATGAGCAAAAGAGGCTGGAGATTTTGCTTAACCGCACCCGCGAGGACTACGCCACAAAGGTGGAACTGCGTGACGATATGCGTAATGTGATGGATGCGCTCAATCGTTTAGACGCCAAGCTCGATAAGCTGATGGGCCGGGACTAATGTGGTTCATGCTTTCTTACTTTTTGTGTTCGTGGGTCTTGCCGAAGACGAAAGACTTGTCAGCAATGACCTCTACTTTTGGAGCCTCGCCGATTGTGTCTGGTATGCTCAGACACTGCACAAGCAAGGCTCAACCATAACCGCCTACTGCCTGCCGAAGCTGGTGCCGGAAGGGACACGCATCTATGATTGATCCTATCTCTGCCGCCGCTACAGCATCAGCCGCCTTCACCGCCCTCCAGCGCGGCTTTCAGGTTGCACGCTCCATAGAGGATATGGCATCAGACCTGTCGCGCTGGGCTTCGGCGATGAGCGATTTAGAGTTCGCCCACAAGCAAGCTCAGAACCCCGGCATCTTCAAGCGCGTTTTCTACTCGCAGTCTATCGAGGCCGAGGCGATGGAGGCTTTCGCCGCCAAGACCCGCGCCGAGGAACAACGCGCCCAGCTAAAGCAGTATATCCAATACACGTATGGCCAGAGCAAATGGGATGAATTGGTCCGAAAAGAGGGCGAGATCCGGCGCATTCGGAAAGAGACGGTGCATCGTCAGGCCGAGAGACGCCGCAAATTCATCGAGATCGTATCAATCGTGCTGGCCCTTGTAACAGGCGTGGGGGCGCTTATACTGCTGGTAATGTGGCTGAAGGGGCTACAGTAGCCAAAGGAGCTACAATAGGTGTCAACGAAGACTGGCTTGATCGGCGAATATCTGACAGCGGCGGTCATCCTCGAACAAGAGGGCTGGCAAGTGTCGATGGCCCAGCAAGATGGCGTTGACCTTGTGGCTTGGAAGGATGGGCAGTTTATCACCGTGCAGGTGAAGACCGCCACACTGCGGACCCAGAAGGGGAGCCGCAATCCGGTCTACCACTTCCAGCTTGGCTCTGGATCTGCGATGAAATTGGTGAAACGAGGTTCTTATGATATCCTTGCTTGTTGCGCGGCCACCGATAGAAGGGTGTGGTTTCAGGCGCAATGTTGTGTCAACCAATTGTCGATGCGTAAAAGCCCCGCGTTCTTTTCGCGCCCTGACCTTGAGGCTGATAGCTGGAGCCGGGCTGTGCAGATTTGTATGGAGATGAGATGATGGACAAGGACAGATTGCGTGCTGAGATTGCGGCTGACGAGGGCTGTCGGCATGAGATCTATCTCGATCACTTGGGGTTGGCCACGCACGGCATCGGCCATTTGATCCGCGAACACGAGCCGGAACACGGCCAGCCGGTAGGCACGCCGGTCAGCGATGAGCGCGTGCGGCAATGCTTTGCGCTCGACATCGCGGTCACACTTGAGGATTGCCTGCGGCTGTTCCCAGACTTTGCGGATCTGCCGCTAGAGGCGCAATTGATCATAGCCAATATGTGCTTCAACCTCGGCTACCCACGGCTCTCCAAGTTTAAGAACTTCCGGGCGGCGGTTGAAGAGCGCAATTGGATCAAGGCCGCAGATGAAATGGTCGATAGTCGGTGGCACGATCAGGTGCCGAACAGGGCAAAGCGGCTGGTTAAGAGAATGAGAGATTTGGCAGAGGAGCAAAACTGATGATCGGCATTCTAGCAAAAATCCTTGGATCTGGTGACGTTATCAAACAAGGCATGAGCCTCATCGATGATATGCACACATCGACTGAGGAAGAGGTTGCAATCAAGAGCAAGGCCAAGACAGACCTGCTTGCGGCGTACCAGCCGTTCAAGCTGGCCCAGCGTTATCTGGCGCTGATGTTTGCGTTTACCTTCCTGCTATGCTTTGCCATCACGCTGGGCATGACACTGGCTGGCAAGGGTGACATCGAAGGCGTCAAGGCCATCCTCGGTGATTTCTGGATTGGCGAGATCATGCTGGTGATTGTTGGCTTTTACTTTGGCGGCGGCCTTGCAGAAAGTGTGAAGGCCAAGAAATAAAAAGACCCCCGGCCGGAGCCGGGGGCAGTGGTTGTCGGGAGGTGCTGGTTTTAGTCCAGCGGTAATAATTCTATCGCCCGGTCACTGATGCGTCTAGCCCCACCACGCTCAATCAAGCCGACAATCTGGGTCTGGACTGTTTTCTGCCCCTTCCCCATAAACCGCCCTAATTCGCGCGTGGACGGCGTGTAGCCGTATTCCCGCTGGAATATACTGATCGCATCCCAGACCCGCCTCTGTGCCTCTGTAAACGCCATTAATCCAGTTCCTTGATCTGCAAGGTCTTGGACCTGACTGTGCGCTCCGGCTTTGCCGGTGTCACCTTTTCGGGTTGCGCCCGGTATGTGCGGCTCGGCCATTTGACCAGCACCCGGCGGTTGCCGACGATCGCCTCGGCTTCATCGCTGGTTCCCATCCAATCCATAATTGCTGATGTGAACTCGGCGATGTCCTCTTCGGCGTTGGCCTTTTGCTTGAGCGCGTGCATCAGGCAGTCAATGGCCGTGGCCTCATCGCTTGCGCCATCATCCCAATACAGCCGGTCAGAGACGCCGGTCGGATAGGCGGCGATGCCATCCTGCGGCGATGTCACAGGATACATCTCACCAGTCTTGCGGCGTTCCTCAAAGTCTTGCACGGCCAGCACGATGCGTTGCTGGATGGCCGGATCGGCTTTGTACAGGAACAGGCGCAATTCTGTGCCGCGATATAGCACCGCAATGACCCCGGCCTTGAGGCCGGTGCAAAGCATCTGCGCCTGCAACTGCAAAGGACCACGATGTGCGGCTGGCGGGTTCTCTGGCTGGACGCTGGTGTTCTTCGCTTCCAGCAGGATCTCGCCGGTCAGATCGATCATGTCGCCGCCTTGTGGCGTGTAGATGCCGTTGGCTGGATCAGCCGCCCACTTGCGGTTGCCCTTGGCAGAGCCGTCAAGGCTGGCCGCCAGTGGCAAGGTCGGATGCTGGAACGCGGCGGGGAAGCTGGTGCGCAGATCTTTGAGGCCGAGGCGTTCAGCCGCGACCGTCAAGATCTGATTTTCCAGCGTATCGCCCCAAAACATCGCTTGGTTCTGAGGGATGCGGGTTGGTGCGCCTCCCCGGTCGATGTCGATCATCTCAGCCAGCAACTCGTTGCGGGTCTGATACGGTGATGCGTTCAGCAGGACCGGGATGCGGCTGGCTGAAAGCTGGTTATCGGGTGTAAGTTTTCCGACCATTATACAGTCTCCTCTTTTTGTAATTATCAATGCCCACCACGACTTCCATCGTTTGGGGTTATGGGTTTCAACAAGGCCTCTTCTGGATGCCAGCCTCTTTCAAGTCGTTGGCATAAGGTGGTAAGATTTATATTGTTTTTTCTCGCGGCTGCTTTCATTGAAGGATAGCCTAAAAATTCAATCCCTTTTTTCTGTATAGGTGGAGGAGGAGCAAGATCAAAAGCCTGCTCTTTTGTCCAGCCGCGATGAAGGCGTTGCGTCACGAGGCCAGAACGCACACCCAACTCCTCTGCCGCGTGAGCAATGCTGAAATACTCTGTTCCTTGGACCGTGATCCGCGTCCACCTTGAACTTGTCCTGCGCTGATTAGGCCGCTCTTTTATGCCGAGAGCCTCTTCCAACGGCCAGCCTTTAAGCATCCTTAGTCTAAAGGCTTTTACGGGGACGCCGTAATACCGTGCGGCGGCGGCTTGTGAGCGAAAAGTTTTTCCCTGCACTTCAATAGATTTGCTATGTTTTACGGGGTCGTTTTTGGGTGGTGTGGATAAGCCCAATGCTTGCTCTACAGACCATTTCAAAGGCGAGCGCAAAAGCCGATGCCTTAATTTGTGGTGACACATATTGTAAGCATCGGCTAAAGACATCAGGCTCTCATACTTCACACCTTCTACAATGTAACTTTTGTTTCGGCTTACGGATGGCATCTCTTTAGGCATACCCCCCGTTTTGATGTTATACCCGTTAGGGTGCATCGTATTTAATTTGCTGATCCACTTCTTTTCACACGCCCCTAAAAATTTCAAGTCTGATACACGCTCCAGCACCTCGAAGGAGATGTTTTTGCGCCCGTATTTTCGTATGGCATTAGCAAAAGACCCGCTAGTTCTGGTCTTGCGTTCGGCATACTTAATATGTTCGCGTATTCTGGGAGCAAGTGTATCTCTGGTTGTTGCGCCAACATACTGCATACCGTTGACCGTGTTGGTCGCAAGATAAATAATCATCACACTGCTCCTCCGAAGCGAGCCATCAAGGCCCAGACGTTCCAATCCTCAGTCACAAGATTTGTGCCGAATGCTATGACCAAGCCGGTCAGGATAATCATGCCGATGGCATCTACTAGGTTTTCACGCATCACTTGTCTCCTCTATGCGTTGATGATGTTACGCACGCTGGCGGCGTACCATTTGCCACCGAGTGCGGTTGGAATGCCAGCATCATTCAGCTTGCTGGCGATGGCCCGGAGCGATGCACCAGCATCGCGCAGGGCTGAGATGATAGGCATTGCCTGCTTTGCAACGGCCTGCTG